CCACGAAATACGTTGTCGGCACCGGCCTTACGGCTGTTTCCGGTGACATCGTGCTGAACAACCCCGGCCTTGTTGCTGCGGTTGCCGATACCGTGGAAATGACCATTGGCAACAGCTACACCGCCAACGTTGCTTTCCACCAGGCGGCAATCGAACTTGCAGCCCGCGCCCCTGAACAGCCGTTCGGCGGTGACGCGGCTGTTGACCGTATGACCGTGCAAGACCCGCTTTCCGGCCTTGTGTTTGAAATCGCGGTTTACAAGGGCTACGGCAAGACCATGATCGACGTGACGACCCTTTATGGCGTCAAGGCATGGAAGCCCGACTTCATCGTCGGCGTTCTTGGCTAATCTTTGTCAGTGGGGCCGGTTCGCTGGCCCCATCACTAAGATTAGACGGAGGCTTAAAAATGGCGCGCATCCCCACTGTTCAAATCGAAGTCAACGGGCGCAAGAAGATTGTGAACGCTGACGACCCGCGCGCCCAAGCCAAGCCCGCGCCAAAGCCCGCGCCGAAAAAGCGCGGCCGCCCTAAGAAGGCTGACGAATAATGGCGCTGACCACCACCATAGGCGGGGCATCTTCGGACAGCTACGGAACGCTTGCGGCGTATGAAGCCTATGTCGTGGCCAATATCGACGCCACATTCAACGGGCATGGGCACGACAGCACACATGAATTGAACCTGCGTCGCGCCGCTCAGTATCTGGACAGAAACTATCAGTTCGCCGGGTATAAGCAGTATGAGACGCAGGCCCGGTCTTGGCCGCGCTTGACCAATATCCTTGTGGACGGTTGGCCGATTGATGGCGACACGATCCCGCAAGATATCATCTATGCGCAATTTGAACTGGCCTATGCTTTTGAGACAGACAGCATTGACCCGTTCGCCACGATCACGACCGGCACAGTCAAGCGCAGCAAGTCCAAGGCCGGCCCCGTCGAGGCAGAAACCGAATATATGACCGGACGCGATACGCCGCGCATGGTCGCTGTTGAGGGGCTGTTGCGGCCTTACATTCTCGGCGGCGCAACCGGGCAAGTCAGAATGGGGCGGGGCTGATGGCTACGACTGTTTCCGCCATTGCCACAGCCGCATTCAACGGGGTTGCCGCTGCTATTGCTGACGCCGTTCTGACTGGCACGTTGAATGACGGAACCACGGACTATACCGGGCGCGTGGTGTTTGGCGGTGAAACCGCGCCGACGGGCTTTCCGATGCCTACCGCGAAGGACAAGATGCGGCCCGCGTATCTGGAAGGCTTTTCGGCTGTTCCTGGCGCTGGCTGGTCGCTCACGGCTGACAGCGCAACCTATTACGTTGGCGGCGTTCGGGATGTGGTCGAGGCTGGCGGGTTCTTTGTCGTCAATGTGGCCAAGAGCACGGACATTCTGTGGCAAACGGCAACATTTGAGCGGCTGACGCTAACCACGGACGGCGCAGGCGGGTCAACAGAAGGATGGGCGGCTATCGCCGGGGCTGAGGACATTTCTATCGGCCTTGTCGCCATGTCCGGTTCTCTTCGCTACCAGTCGCAACGCTCAGAGGCGCAAAGCAACTGGCAAGTGTTCTGCCAGCCGGTAACAGGTCTAACCGAAAAGGACCGCCTTGACATTGGCGGGCGCAAGTATCGCATCGCCTTCGTTAATGACGTGGAAAAGCGCGGCGTGTGGCAGGTGCTTGATGTTGTCGAGGGGATGGCAACATGAGGATCACGGTTGATCTGCAAGGCGCTGACAAGCTCATTTCTCAGATTGAGCGCGCGGCAGGCGCACTTGACGGCGTGATCGGTGATGTTGTCATGGACACGGCGGCAGACCTCGAAGCTGATATCAAGCTGCGCCACCAGCAAGGGCCACACACCGGCGAACTGTATCGGCGCGGCGGCGTTGTGCATCAATCATCTGGCCCCGGCGAAAGCCCAGCCCCCGACACGGGAACCCTTATGGGGTCTATATTCCATGAACAAGACGGGCCGCGCGCTGCAATAGTTGGCTCTCGCTTGGCCTATGCCCTGTATCTTGAATACGGCACCACAAAAATGCGCCCGCGCCCGATGTGGACGCCTGCGGCGGAGCAAATCAGGCCAGTGTTTCTAAAGCGCATGGCGGCTGCTGTTGATGGGGCATTGTCATGAACTCGGCGGCGCTTCAAACAGCTATTGTGACGAGGCTTGGCGCTTACGCCGCCTTTTCGTCAAAGGTGCAGGCAATCTATTCCGAAAGCGGCGTTCCGCAAGGCGCTGACGCGGGTGATGATAGCGCGTTCCCGTATGCTGTTGTCGGCCCGTTCTTTCAGTCGCCATGGGATACAGACGACACGGACGGGCAAAGCGTCCGCGCCCAAGTTCACATCTATTCTAGAGGCAAAAGCGATCTAGTCTGGCGCGCGATCTGCGACGCGGCATATGACGCCCTCCACAAGCACGATCTGGTTATCAGCGGCGCAAACACCGTTGATTGCCTGTTCATCCAACAAACATCCTTTTCCGACCCGGACGGGAAAACTCAACGCGCTGTCATGGAATTTCGGGTAACATACGACAGCATCTAAATAAGGAGGCCGCAAAATGGCTGGCTTTAACGGTCGTTCACTGACCTTTGATTGGGACGCCACCACGCTTGTGGGCGTTCGTTCCCGTGGCGTCACTATGTCCAACGACATGGTTGATGTGACAACTGACGACGATAGCGGATGGCGCACTTTGCTTGCCACGCCGGGTCTCAAGTCGGTGGAAATTCAACTTGATTTCATCACGTCTGACGAGGTGTTGATTGCCGAGTTTTTCAACGCTTCCACTACCGGCGAAACGCTGCAAGCCGACCTGCCTTCGTCTTTGGCTGTTCCTGGCAACCTTTCTGGCACCTATCACCTGTCCAATCTGGAATACAGCGGTGATCATGACGGGGCGGTTGAAATGTCCGCAACGTTCATGTCATCCGGTGCCGTGACCTATACTGCCTCGGCGGCTTCGTGATGCGTGAAATCACTGTGACCCTTGCGGGCAAGGAGATTGACTTAGCTGCGACTTTCAAGGCGTCTATGGACGTGGCGAAAAAGGTGGGTGACCCGCTTTTCATCGCGTCTGAGGCCGCTTTGGAGGCGCAGCTAGTCGGCTCTGGTATGCCCTACAACCCGAAGTGGCGCGCGACCATCGAAAACGTGCCGGTCATTTTGCACATTGGGCAAAAGGCTGCGGGCGGGGACATGTCCCTTGAGGACGTGCAAAACCTTGTATTTGACAACGGCTTTCTTGAAAGCCGGGAAGTCGCTTACAGGTATTTGGCGCTAATGACGACCACGCATTCAGAAGAAATGACCGGGGAAGGCGGTGAAGGCTCGGGAAAGTAACATGGGCCGACTTCGTAAAGAAGGCATATCAAGCGGCCCGAGACTGGCACATACAGCCTAGCGAGTTTTGGGCCATGTCGCCGCAAGAGTGGTTCTGGGAACTTGACGCAAAAATCAAGACAAACCGCGAAATGCAGAAAGCCACGCAGCCCGGAGGCAACTTTACCGGGCCGAAGTGGGAAGAGGCGAGGCGCAAGCACCGCGAAAAGATGAAGGCAAGGGCCGATGACTGAATTAGCCGCGCTAAATGTCCGACTGCAAGGCGATGCAAGCGATCTAAAGTCTGCTATGCAGGATGCGTCGCGCGGCCTTTCGGCATTGCAGAGGCGCATTCAAACCACGACAGGCTATCAGGATCGGCTTGCTAAATCGGCTAGGGATAGCGCGGATGCTTTCCGTGCATTTGATCGCTCTAAGCGGTCCATTGATGCCCTGCGGGCTTCATATGACCCTCTATTCGCGGCGTCAAAGCAATACGAGGCCGCGTTAGAGCAGATCAATACAGCATTAGCGCAAGGGGTTATCAAGCAAGGCGAATATGACCGAATGCTTGATAACCTCGGGTCTTCGCTTCTGACAGCCGGGGGGCAGGCGCAGGCTTTTGGTCGGTCAATGCGGGCATCAGCGGCGCATAGCACTAACCTGATGTTCCAAATGCAGGACATAGGCATGATGCTGGCGGCGGGACAGTCGCCCCTCATGTTGGCTATGCAGCAGGGTACGCAGGTCACGGGCGTATTTCATCAGATGCGCGCTAGCGGGGTTTCCGTTGCAAGCGGGCTGGCCTCAGCATTCACAAGCCTGATAAGCCCTATGGCATTGTTGACGGTGGGCGTTATTGCAGGCGGGGCGGCGCTTGCCCAATGGGGTATGCGGGCGATGGGCGCGCAACGCCAAGCCGTTACGTTTGATGACATTATGGGCAACCTGCGTGAAACAATGAGCAGCGCAGACCGCATTACAGGCATATTAGAAGCATCTGTTTACGACCTGCGCCAAGAATATGGTTACGCTGCTGAGGCGGTTCGAGGCTTGGCTGTTCAGCAAGCGCAATTGACGGCTGCACAGGCTTCGCGCCGTATGTCCGAGGCTCTTAGTGTCGCAAATGAGGAATTGCGGGAATACGTTCAAACGTCGAGCAGCGCTTTTAGGTCCGGCACAACATTGGGCGCAGCGATGATGAATGTTGCGCGTGACTTTAATGTGACCGAGGTTCAAGCGCGTTCCCTTAGCCGCGCCATGTTGGAATTGCGGGACGCGCAATCTTACGAAGAACAGCGAGAAGCATTGCAGCGCGTTCTTGATCTTATGGATGAATACGGCGCTGATCTAAGCGCTATTCCGCCAGAAATAGCCCGTGCCATTTCAGAAATGATCACGCTTGTGAGCGAGACTGACAGGGCGACAGAGGCGATGCGCCAGCTTGGGGCAGAGGCGCGCGGCGTTAATGTCGGCGTAATGCTATCACCGGAAGACGGAGATTTTCTTCCCCCAACCGCAAATGACAATGCCCCACCAGCTAGAGGCGGTGGTGGCGGTGGTGGCAATCCGCTCCAATCTGAATTGGAAGCACTGCAACAATCGCTTATGTCGCAAGAACAGTTGCAATTGGAAAGTTTCCAACGGCAACAGGAAGTTTTGCAGCAAGCGCTACAGCAACGGCTGATTACGCAGCAAGAATACGCGGCGATGATGGAAACGGCGCAACAGCAACACGCAGACAGAATGTCTCAAATCGACGTTTGGCGTTACGGTTCTGCGCTGGACCAAGCCGGGGCATTCTTTGGGCAAATGGCCGGGGCGATGCAGTCTGGAAACGAACGGATGATGCAGGTTGCCAAGGCGTTCGGGGCAGCAGAGGCTCTAATCAATGCGTTCCGCGCATATAATCAGGTCATTGCAGACCCTTCGTTGCCATGGTTCGCCAAAATCCCGGCAGCACTCGGGGTTCTCAGCGCTGGTATGAACGCGGTCAATGCGATAAAAGGCATTGGCAAGGGCGGCGGCAGTGCTGTCGGCGCGGCTGGCGGTGGTGCTGTAAGCGGCGGGGCGGCGCAAAGCCCGCAAGTGTCGCGCAACGTGGCAATCCAGTTATCCGGCGGCAATATGTTCTCGCGTGATCAGGTAATTAACCTGATCAATGGCATAAATGAAGCGGTCGAAGACGGCGCTATTGTGAGGGTTGTCTAATGACGGTCATTTTCCAGACCAGCTACAGCCTGCCGGGTTCTGACGAGCCTCTCACCCATGCGCGTATTGCTCATAGCATGAACTGGCTGACCGGCGGCACTGTCACGGCGTCCAGCACGGCAACGGGCTATTTCGCGGACGGGCCGGATAACTCGCTGACTTATGAGAAGTGGAAGCCATCCAGCCTTTCCGCGACTTGGGAATATGACCACGGATCAACCGCAACTTGCGACTATTGCTGCATCGCGGCGCATACCATGGGCACGAACGGCAACACTTTGCAGGTGCAATATTGGAACGGATCAAGCTGGTCTGGCCTTATCCCGGCCACGGCGGTCACGTCTGACGCGCCGATCATGTGCATTTTCGGGCAGCAGACGCGGCAGCGGTGGCGCATTCAGGTTAGCAGCGGGACAGCCCCGACGATTGGCGCTGTCAAGTTCGGTCTGTCCATGCAAATGCAGCGCCCGCTGTTTGGCGGTCACGCGCCTATCAACACGGCGCGGCAAACCGTCATGCGGAGCAACTACAGCGAGACAGGCGAGTTTCTGGGCCGGTCCATTCAGCGCACATATGGCGCAACGGATTACGCTTGGCAGCATCTGACAACGGCATGGGTGCGCAACAACTGGCGAGACTTCCAGCTTGCGTCTGAGCGTGAGCCGTTTTGGATTGCGTGGCGTCCCGGTGATAACGGCGACGTCGCTTATGCCATGCTTGATGAAACGCCGATCCCGCAGAATATGGGCATCAGGTCGTTTATGAGCGTGTCCATGTCGATCCGGTCGCGGGGCTATGACTGATGTTTGACGAAACCACACCTGGGCGAGAGCCGATCCAGATCGTCGAAATCCAGCAGCCCTTTTGCGAAAACACGTATGGTAGCGCGCCTTGCACGGCATCCGGCGGGGCGGATGTTAAATGCTATAACACGCGCTTCACCTGCCAAGACACGGCGAATTTTGTGCTGGGGACACCCCTTAGTTTATATTTCGGCAAGGAGGGCATTTTGCCGACCCTCAACAGGTCACAGGCGCAATACCAGTATAACGCTTGCTTGGACCAAGGCATGTGGGATGACGCCTGTTCGTGGGACGACTTCATGTGGTGGGCAGACAACGTAGGCGATCAGTTTGCCTATGCGACGACTGACGTTGACGCAACTATGCCGGTTTATCTTATTCCGTCGCTTGTCAGCGTCTCGACCAGCCCCACAAAGGTAAATCTGGCCGGTGCGAACCTTGACGCGCAGGGTATCGGGAACCGGGCACTATGCTCGATCACGATCAAGGATCACCCGCACACTGACCGGGTTGTCGATCCTTATGTCGATGGCCGGTCATGGAACCCGCTGGACAAGTCGCGCGGGTCATTCTGGACGCGCTGGCTCATTCGCAACAAATACCGCCGCAATATCGTGATTAAGGTTTATGAGGGATACGAAGGTCAGGCGCTGGATGAAATGAACGTTCGCACGTTCTTCCTGGACAGCATCACATGGCCGGATGCAGGCGGCAATATCACGATCAAAGCTAAAGACGTGCTTGCCCGCCTTGAGGAGCGGAAAGCGCAAGCACCTCTTGCCTCGCCGGGGTTGCTTTACACGGCGATCACGGACAGCGCCACAAGCTTTGAAGTCGCAAACGCTGTTGAAGCAGACTATTCGGCAACCGGCACGTTGCGCGTAGGTGATGAAATCATGACCTATACCGGGCGCGCGACCAGCACCAACGGCATCACCTTTACCGGCGTGACGCGCGGAACGGATAACACCACAGCAGACAGTCATTCGGTAGATACCGCTGTGCAAGAGTGCCTGCGCTACACCGTGCAGCGCGCCGATGACATTGTTGAAGACCTGATGACGACATATGCTGGCGTCGATGCGTCTTGGCTAGACACTGCTGGATGGGCGGCAGAGTTTGACACGTATATGTCATTTTACACACTAACAGCGCTGATAACCGAACCTACTGCCGTTTCCAAGCTGATTTCGGAATTGCAGCAACAGGCTATGTTCTACTTGTGGTGGAACGAGCGCGACAGCCTGGTCAAGTGGAAGTCAATTCGTGGCGTTGACGCAGAACCGCCCACGATCACCGACAGCGACAATATTCTTGCCGGTCAAATGAAGATCACCGAAAAGCCGCGAGAACGTGTTTCGCAAATTTGGGTGTATTATAACCGGCAAGATTTTACGAAGTCAGACGATGACGGCACAGCCTATAAAAGTCTGTATGTCATTGCCGATCTGGAAAGCGAGACTGATGAGCTTTACGGCGAAAAGTCCATTCGCAAGATGTATGGCCGGTGGCTGGCAACGGACGCCCTAGTGCAGAACACGGCGTCAAAGATCATCACGCGATATGTGGACGTGCCGTTTCAAGCGCGGTTTTCGTTGGACGCAAAAGATCGGGCTTACTGGATTGGCGAGACAGTCAAGATTGATCACTATCTAGACGTTGATCAATACGGTGATCGGAACATCAGAAACTGGACCATCACCAGCGCAGAGGAAAAGGTGCCGGGTGAAGTCATCGAATATGTGGCAGAAGACACGACGCTTTACGGTCGCATTCATTACATCATGGCAGGCGGAACGGCAGATTATCCGGGTTATGATAGCGCGCCGTTCAAAAACTGTTATATTGGTGATGCAAACGGCCTTCTGAGCGATGGGCAGGAAGCAGGTAAAATATCATGACGACATGGCTAGAAATCGCAAACGGTGACGTTGACCAAGATAGCCCGGTGACGCAGCCCCTGATGACCGGCTTGCGGGACAACGTGCGGGCGGCGGCAGAAGGCGCAACCGGCGCACCTGTCCTGTCTGCCGGATGGCACCCATTCGACAAGGGCGACACCGACAGCACGGAAGTCGGTGACGTTTACGATTTTTCTGATGATGGCACGGTTTCGACGATCACCAGCCCGACATTTGAAGACGGCTATGAGTATGCCTTCATTTTTGATGGCATATCGTCAAGCAACGCGTCGGTAACTGCCATGAATATCTTGCTATACCGAGACACGACCGCCGCTTATTCGTCTGCAATTCCTGTCATGTCTGGCCTTACGTCAAACACCGAACTGATTTTCGGCACGTTGCAGGTTCAATTGCCAAGGGTCGCGCGCTGGATGCATAGCACCAAGTGGATTGCCGAGGGGCATACAATAATTGGGTCCACTCTAACGCTTACATCTGGCGTTGACGCGACCATATCAACCGCAGCAAAGCAGACCGTTTCTGCCGCTAGGTTTTCCTTTGATCTTGGCAGTTTCGACGCTGGAACAATCCGAATGATCCGCAGAAGGGAATATATCAGTGGCTAGGCATATTGTTTTTGACCGGATCGAAGAAGAGGTTGAGGAACTTGTTCCCGTTCGCGGCACAATCGTAAACCGGCGCGGCATGAAAGCACCCGGCGTTGTGTTTGAAAAGAAACTTGTGACCAAAGTACGGCATGTGAAGCGCATTGTGGAGGACGACGAATGACCTTTGCCAATGGCGAAAGCCTCCTAAGCGTTCGGCGCAAAATCAATCTAAGCTTTGCCGGGTCTTACACGGCACTAGCGGCGGATACTGACTACACCTACACGGCTGGCGGCGGCTATAGCGTGTCGTCTGGTGACGTGATCGAGACGAATGACGGCGGGTTTTGGGAGGTGGCAGCTTCTGGCGCGTCCGACCATCACGCTACCACGGCTGGCGGCGTGAAACTCTACGAAGCCGGTCCGCACTTCTCCACCCGCGCCCGCGCTGTCGCCGCTCATGACCGCAACGTCGCGGCGGGGCGGTCGGTGCCTGTTGGCACCATCTGGACCGCTGACGGGCTGGAATACGAGCGTGACAGCGCGGCAACGATGATTCCCGACCTTGTCGGGTGGAAGCCGCTTGGTGTGTGCACACCAAACCATTTCCTAGAAAACATCACTCCCGGCACAACCAACATGACGCCCGGCTTACAGGGAGCCGTTGATTTTTCCAGTGACGTGTCGCTTCTCGGACAAGACTATCTCTTTTCCACAGCGGTATCTGTAACCTCCGAGTCAATTAAAATCAAGGGAAGTGGGATCGGAATTACGCGGGCAACGTGCGCGCAGGGCTGGATTGATATTGATAACTCGGCGTTAACAGATGAAACATCTATCCAAGTATCCGATTTGTCGCTTATCTCAACATCTGCGGGGCTATACTCTGCCATTTCTGGCACGGGGACAACGTCCAGAACATTAACGCGCGCCGGGCTTCTTGTGGAGCGTGTTGCCATACATGGTAGCGCGACGGGCAATTCATGGAAGCGCGGCATCTATGGAGTACAGGTATCAGACAGCCGTATAAATAACGTATCAGTAGTGGGTGATCGCGACGATTGGTCGCTCTTGGATGAGGCTATTTATTTGAGCACGTCTGTCGATGTTACCATGGACGGGCTTCGGTTGTATTGGGGTGGCACCGGGGTTTACGTGCTCGGTGACACGGAAGGCGTTACGCTAACCGCCTCTCACATTGTTGGTTTTGAAACCGGATACGAGCTTTTAGGCGTAAACGGAGCGGCGATGCAAAACATTTCGCATTGCCACATGAACACAAACCAATTCGGGATCAAGCTTGGGAACTCTGACGGCACTGCGTCAAAGAATTCCGATATCAGCCACAATGATCTAATTCACAACGTGCCATCCTTGTCTGGCGTCGGTGGTGTTACGGACTATGATTGGGTTGGCGTAACCATCGACGGCCCAGCAACAAAGGTCACACACAACACCATAACGGGATCACTTGCTCAGAGTGACAAGGGCGTCGTGACCACAAACCAAGCGGATCGAAGCGTCATTCAAGGGAATGAAATAACCGGGTGCTCAACTACTGCCGTTGAAATTGTAACCGGGTGCAATGACTGCATCGTTTCGGGGAATACCGGTGGTTCTTCTGGGTCGGTATCGGACTCCGGCACAGACACGCGCATTTTCGGAAATCAACAGGAGATTTTCGCGGAAGAAGTCCATGGAGGCGCAACAGTAACAGAAAGCAATACATCGGTGACAGTTTCGCACCTACTAGACGCCACGCCGAGCATCCGAGACATCACCGTCACACCGACTAACGGGATGGGGCTTGCCACAAAGTATTATGTTTCTGCCGTTACCTCGACAACTTTTGATATTAACTTGGACAGGACACCGGGCGCGGGCAATAACGCGCAGTTCACGTGGTGGGCGAAACTGAGCAAGGCGAACCTTTGATGCTGTTCGGCCTCCTCCGCACCCCGTCTGCCTTCGAGAACGACCCGCGCGGCTTTTCCTTCAACCAAGCGGGCCACGCGGGCGTCGGGATGCTCCTGGCGTGGCTTCTCGGCGCGTGGTGGCCGGTGGCGATTGGTTATGCCGCGTGGGAGGTGGTCCAGTGGCGGCGCTTTGGCGGCGATGATTGGGATGGTCTGCAAGATTGGGCGTTTGTCTGCCTTGGAGCATTCGCGGCGTTTAATCTGTGGCTGCTGGTTCCGATGGCCGGGTATTTGGGCGCGGGCTATCTGAGGCGGGCGGATGATTGATCGGGCGGGTGAGCAGGCGCTCCTGGCGCTGGTGCATTTTGTGCCGCTGACGCTCATGTGGCTGGCTGCGGTGGTCATGGACAGCCCCCCGGTCGATGATGGTTTCGGCCCGGTCATCATGGCGCTGCGGGCGGAACAGTGGGTGGGACCGCCTTGCGTGGGCGCGTTTCTGGTTCTGCTTGGCGTTTATCAACGGTCATGGCCGGAAGCCTTGCGGGCGGTGCTTCGCTTTGTCGGGTGGGTGACTGTATCCACCACGGTCTTTGCCTTTGGCATCGCTGGCCTGTGGGCGCAAACGATGCAGATGATTTTCGTCTACTCGCTGACAACGCCGCTTTTCGTGGTGCCTATGGTGGTCCTGTCTTGGCGACATATCCGGGCGGCTGTGGAGGCGCGGCATGTTTGAACTGACGCAGACACTTTGGGCCGTGGCGCTGGTGGCATTTCCGACCGGGCTGTTGATTGGCGTGGGGATAATGGTTTGGCGCGCGGGCGGGTTGCCGGTGCC